GTCAAACTTCTGGTTGTAACACCAACAAACCTACCCGCAACAGCAGCAGGAGCAACTACGATATCCTTGTAAGGACTCTTTATCAAACCTACTGTTTCTGTTCCGTTAGTAACAGCTGTGACCAAGCCATCTGGCTCATCAAGAGTTGCAGTTAAAACACCACCAGAAGCTACATAAGCATGAGATTTTATTTTATACATCTCATGAGGGTTAGCAGACGTTCCTAAGATAGGGATGTTAATGAATAGATACCCTTCTGCATACAAGTTCTTTGCTGCTTCAGTGCCACCGAGTGTTACCGCAACAGTAGTTGAACCAGCAGCAGTAGTTGCTACGGCAAGGTCTTCATCGTGGTTTCCAGCCGGAGCCTCGCTCGCTACCAGAAGCCCTTCTGTAATAGCTGTACCGCCATTCTCTACATATCTGAATTTTCTGCCATCAACGAAGACCATCTCTGTTCCAAGTTTGTGCCTTTGGTCGGACGTTTGTTGCTTCTCCCATCCATACATTCCGCTGATAGTATTTGGAAATGCCATGATTCAACTCCTTCTTACAGGGTCAAGCCCTGCGACCGCCGTTGTTAAATTTTTGCGCCAGGCACGGCAATCGTTACACCTAGCTTTGTTCCAAGTGAGGACCGAATCGCTTCGTTCCCCGCTTCAATGGTGATTCATGGGATACAGGTGGCGGTTCTATCCCCTCTACAGAAACCGCCACCGTATCCTCGGGCTTCACCCTCTCCACACACCACTTACAGGCACACGCCTCGCTTGGAGGCCACGGAAACAATCCAATCTTCGACTTCTTCAACACATATTCTGGATTTCCCGGAACACCTGCAACTGCCGTACCTATATCTGCCGCAATTCCACCACCAGCATAGTAACTTTCCTTATGCAGATATAGCGTAGTCTTTGGCTGCCAGGTATCAATGTACTTCATCGAAAAACCGATACTCGTCAGTTCATCCTTTTGCCTATTCCGTTCCGTAATTCCTGCCATCACTTACTCCTGACTACGAGGTTGCAAGATCGCCAATCTCAAATTGTATGGCTGCTCCACGCGTATCGTCCAACTCGAAAACTCCGTAATCCGCGGTCATCACGACCTCGGTAGCCCTGAGAGAAGCATCTCTCTGTCGCTCTGTCCTGGTATCAACGCTGGTTAGCGCAGCCATTGCTGTCTTGTCAGCAATTACGCCGTACCCAGAATCAACACCTGATACCTTCGCAATGTTCCCATCTTCAAATATTGGGACACCGTTGATTGGGCGAAGACCGCTATAGAAATTCTGTAGCAAATCCACGCTCCACCCACTAGTGAGTCCACCAGAGGCTGAGTCAGCAGTCGAGGCTGCTTGCTTGGACAGTGTTGCAACTGCATTTGGGTGGTGGATAAGATACAGTTGGTTCCCGAACTTGTTCGCCTTGGCGTTAGAGATAGCACCATGAGTATTTGCCGTGTTCATGGCTGCCCCATCAGCACCAAGCTTTGTGCCACCGTTGAGGTTGGGCCACAAAGCGATAACATCCGTATCCTTCTTCCGTGCCATGCCGTCACCAAGCTGTCTCCCAATCATGCTGAACACGTTATCAGCAGACTGTCGTACCAGTTTGTCTGTCAAAATAACCTTGGCTCCCACCTCTGATGCGGTGAGATCAACCGTGGTCATCCCGATGTCTTCCTCGTCAATGATGTCCTGCCCGTCAACGAGATCGGACATACTCATCGTTCCTACCTTCGGAACAGTAACCTGCTTGGCTCCTTTGGGCAACGTAAATTGCTCAATGAGTGCCAAAGCCGGAGCGTTATGCTCCTCTGTATACCTTGCCGAAGCGAGAATGATCCGTTGGGCATTCTCTAGATTCCCTGTTGTAGCTGTCTGGGCCATGATAGACCTTCCTTTCTATGCTCCGAATGTTTGGTTTCTTGCGGCTCGTACCGCAGCATCAGACCTGTCTCCTGCCAAATACGCATCGAGGAGCCTGCCCTGATTCGTAGTGGCTTCCGCCGATCCCTGACTATTGTCGAAAGTCTGCGGAGTAACTCTACCTTGTTTTAGTTGGGCTAACTCAGTTCTGAGAGCCCGGTCTTCCTTGATTCTTTTTGCCAAGCTATCCATTTCTGCTGGGTTAGTGGTGTTCTGAAGTGCAATGAGATCATTCAGCACCTGATCGTTAGCTAGGCCATGCTTTTTCATAAAATGTACCATCGCAACTTGTCTGCCTTTAATATCATCAACTATTTGCGATGCCTGTTCATCCTGTTGACGAAACTTCCGCTCCTGCTGAACATACCGTTTAGCCTGGTCTAATGCCTGTTCCGGCAGATACCCTGCCTCTTCAAGTTGTTTCTGATAGGATTTCGCTGCACTTGACACCTTGGTACGCCATTGCTGATCCTGTTCTGCAATTCGACGCCGCCTCAACTCTGCCTCTTGTTTTGCAAGAAGCTGACTCTGATCCACCTGGGGACGTGGCGGTATCCCACCAGTCAAAAGACTCGCTTCAGGCTGTTGCTCAGTAGTATCAGGCGCAGCTACGGCTTCTGCCGGCGCTTCTTCTGTAGGCTGTTCCTCAGTCGCTACCTCATCGCCACCTGGAGCCTGTTCCTCTGGTACTTCAGGGGTAATAACTTCAATATTTTCGTCTATTTCCTGTGGTCCAGTAGTCGTAACCATTCCATATCCTCCTTTTTATATCTGCCTATCAGCATAATATATATATCACACATTGTCCGCAAAGGCTACCTAGCTACCATTAAATTCATATACATCTCTTCATACGGAAGAGTCGTTATGTGACGATAATGTCCCTTCCTCATCAGATGCCCTCGTATTCCAGTTCCTCCAACATAGCCAGGATGTGACACATCTCCAGTATCAAGAAGGAAGTCATTACCTGAAGCGAGCATAGCCAGATACCACTCGGATGATTCTATCTTTGGGTCTCCAGTGGCTTGCGTAGCACGGAAAAATTCTCTCCGTTTGGACCCAAGCAACTCATCTTTTCGTGATATGAAACTGAAACTTTCCTTTATCCTACCGTACACTGGTTCCTTTGTCAGAGTTTCACGCGTTTTAGATGTAGCCTTTATATATTCGTCAACCTGCTCATGTGTTGCTCCAGAATGCACCACGAGAAAGTCACGCACCTCTGGAAGATCCTCGATCTCCCAGTAGTTCACAAGTTCTCCATCAATAACGTGTCGGACAGCACCTGCATACCGACCAGCATTTAGAAGAATCTGCACCTCTTGCGGAAGGGTTTTTTCAACATCACGTATATCTGACAATAATCTTCTCGTTGCTATTTCATCCATAATTGGAAGTTCCCACAGTTTGCTTTGCGCTTTCATCAGTTCGACTGAATTGAGTTCTCCATTCTTATCACGCGCATCCCGAAATGTTTCTGAATACAAATACAGCAAGTAAGCCGGAGTTCCTTCAGGTGGAATATCAGGTCGCTCCTCCGGATCAATAATGCCACCAGTCATCCGCTCTTTCTCAGGATCCCATACCGATCCATGCACTGCCGTGTAATAGGTATCCATAGCATCTTGTATTAGTGGCTTCGCTGTCTTTGGATCATAGTCCTTACTATACAACCAACTCTCATAGTTCGAGTGGCCTTGCTCTGCATAATTTGGTATCAAGTATTTGGCAGTAGCATTCACAACGGTTGTACGCAATTGTTCTTCTTGCTTCCTTCTCTTCTGCTGCGGAACCGCCCACTCAGACCCTTTGGCTGCTCCGGATTCTATCCTTCGCTCTAACTCATCCTTATACTCAGGATACATGGATTCCAAGCTCCTGATTTGTTCATTGGTCAATTCATCTACACTCTTCACAGGCTGTCCTTGCCGAGGATGAGGAGCCTGCACAGTAAACCCGGCTTGCAGAGCCTTATGTAAGGTATACTCCTCGAACCCACCAGCACGGAGGTTTATAATCATCTGGCCTAAATGCCCTGAGACACCTAAACGCCCCTCACCTTCAGGAATGCTCTCTTCCAGACCAGGTACAAGTTCTCTTGTAGCCCCTACCGCTCCTCCTGCGGAAATAGGGGCAAACAAATCCTGGGCAAGCTGCACAAGCCTTCGTGTCGTGGTATCGAGTTTATCCCCAAAGAACGACTCGCCATACCCCTGGTTTGTGGCAGACCTTAACAACACATTCTGTCTGGCAGCAAGTGCGCCAAGTGGATCCAGTAGCCACCTGAAACCAGTGTCCATCTGCCCGACAAGATCCATGTATAATGGGGCACCATTTCTTCCTTTTAACCACGGTATCTGCGGTGCCATGAACCTATTGTTATACCCAGCCTTAAATGGCGCATACGGATCATCAAAATCAATCGGATTATACGATGCTAATGGCAACAGCCTTGGTTTGCCCTCGTTCACCAAGGTGGCAAACAGGTTTATCACATTGGAAGTGGCAAACAGTGTCATGAACAATGCGAGATACCATTCCCTATACAGCCCTCCGCTTGGATGAGGCTGGATCGTGACTTGAGTTTTGGGAATACGGAAGCGAGGTATAAGTTCCCTCCCTTTCCAGGACGGAAAAGACAATGCCCGTACGAAACCTCGTAACAAGCCCTCATTTTCATTCCAGGAAAAGAAAGCAATCCTTGTAGCAGATTTCACACCTGGGTTTTTCAGCACAGTCTGCCAGTCAGCTAATGTGGAGAACATAATGTTCACATTCTCAGCAGCTTCAGCAGCTACCTGCCGCACAGTAGCGTTCGGACGAGCTCTCCGTACCCAAGGAATAATAATATTCTCCAAAGCAAACAGCTGGGTTTGGCGATACCACCCATCGAACAGTCCGTCTTCCCAATATCTAACCATGTATTTTATTTTCTGGAGCATCTTTGCAGGAAGGCCACGAGTAACTTCAGGGTCTTGTAAGAACTGTTGGAATTCACGCACAATAAGAGAGGTATCCCCTTGTACATTCCAGCCTTCATCGGCAAGCATTTTCCAAGAGATCGGAAAGTCCTTGCCGTAGGCTCCCTCATAAATCGGTTTGTCGCTAAGTATCCTCTGCCGCAACTTATTCCTTGCTCCCCGAGAAAATTGCATTTCGAGCAACCGATATACCAACGGGATCATCTTGAATGGTGCCGGATACGCCCCTTGGGTAGTCCTCAGAATGCCAGTGGGAGACATTGATAGGGTCCCCACTCTAGCTAGAAAGTCAATGTGCTGGAAGACAGAACTGAATACTTTAACTCTTTTGAGTACTGTAGAGAAACTCTGTACTGCTTGTACCCAACCCGCTATATGTGTGCCATATATACCCTCTAAGAAATCAGCAACCTCATGCTCAACGGCAATGGGCTGTGTCGTTTGCTGTATCCCGGCGCTGTCAAGATAGGGCTTTCCTTCAAATACAGGACCTGCTCTAGGTACCCGGAAAGTCTCTAGGGGTGCTTCATTCTTAGGCAATGCCTTCCCCAGATTCATCAAACGAGTGGTAAGCACTATACTTTCTCTATATTCCACACCTGCTAGATGGCGACGTGCGAGAACAGCATAGGGGTTCCATGTATTGATATCGCGACCCTGCGTCCTCATCCATGCAAGCATCTCCGAGAATGAAGCATCGGCGCGTGGCCTTGCGAACCCTGGAGTAGGTTTCATCCCGGCAGCTGCTGTACCAGGAACCCTTTCTACAGGTGTCCACAGCCCTGCCCGTGGCAGGTACTCAGGATTGGCCAGTATGCGCTCTGCCAAGGTTTGCACATCTGACGTTAGCTGTACGTGGTCATCCGTTTTGGCTCCCGCAAGGAAGTCAAGCATAGGAGTTTCTTCAGCTTCACGGTAAAACTTCGTAAGGTCGTCATAGAGAACGCGAAGATTTTCAGGTAGTTGATCCCGGGTGATCTCCCCATCTAGTGCCCTGAATAGCGGCATCATAGTATCTTCATTAGGCTCTAGCCCAAGTTGCTTGAGAATCACTTGCCCGTGCTCAAACCAATCCTGCACCTCAAGCCCTACGGCTGTCCTTGCACCCGCCCATTTCCGCATAACAAATTCAGCAGGCCGTTCATGCGTCGGACGGTCCAGATCATCAGCAAGCGCCATATGTGGCTGCTTGGGTGGCGGTGTCCCCATATTATCCCCAAACGGTTTCCCAACCTGATGCTTGGGTGTACCTGTGGCTCCGCTTATCCGATTTGCAGCCACAGTAGCTTCTGCTTTCAGTGCAGCATTTTCAGGAGTGTCCGGAACAGTAGGATACCTGTCACCGACATTTAACTGTTTCCATGCAGCAGGGCGATTGCCTATACCTGCTTGCAGTCTGTACTCAGCAAATGCCTCTGTTGCAATCCTGCCTCTCGTTCTAGTTATTGCATCTGTTAATTCTAGGCTTGCTTGGCTCTCTGCTTCCCTTGCAATCCTCATCTGATCGTCGAATGTTTCAATAAGCCACTCTGCCTCATTGCGCTCAAATTGATCTTGCATACTCCAGGCTCTAGCCCATTCTCTCACAGCAAAGGTGGGAGTTTCCCTGCTAGGGCTTCCTGCTTTAATCCATGTGTCATAATCTAGATAGTCTGAATCTATAAATTTTGCCATCACATTACCCAGTTCGTCCTGAAGTACAGGATCCAACCCTTGCAGCACGTTGGGATCTACTTGGTCAGGTATAATCTCTCTCCAAGGCGTAGGGGCTAACGTGCCGTCAGCGTTACGGATCATGCTTCCCTGAACGCCTATGCCCTCGCGCTTCATCGTATCGAGGAAGTCTTCTATGGTCGGCCATCCCATATCGCGAGGTCCACCCATTATTTCATGATCCGTAACGGTTCCATCTGAGTGTCTAAAATACTGCCCTCCATCTGCCGTCCGAAACATCTGTTCATCTGGAACGCCAAAGGGGGGAATTGGGAGAGCGCCAGAATGTTTCCATCGATCTAAACTTTCCCGATATCCACTGATTGGATCATCTATATCTAGAATACGTCTAATTTCAGTATTGAGATCATAATTTGTAGGCTTCTCCATATAACGTAAGACATCAGCCGTAAGATCTTTTACTGGTTCAGCCCCATGACGTTCTGCGAGAAGGTTATAAGCTAATCTATTAATCTGCATACGTTCAAAATGATCCGGGCTTATCTGTTTATATCCAGCTTCTAACTCAATTCCTTTTAGATCACTCATTCCGCGAATAATATTATTCAATTCCCCCTCAACGATTACTTCATCTTCTGGAGCTATTTTTGCTCCAAGCTGTTTTAATTCAGCAATAGTGTTATCAAATCTCTCTTTAAGGACTTCGTTATATACTCTGTCGTTTTGCGACATCTCACTGATTACTTCAGGTCTTTCTTCAAAAGCAGGGCCACCTCTACGTCCAAATTCACGATAGGATTCTATCCCGTCATCTACTGCTACGCGCACTCTTAATAAATCAGTCTGTATATTGACTGGCAATAACCTTGGTGCAGCGGTGGGGGTTGGGGTTGCTACGGTTTGGAATGAGTTGGGATATTTTTGCATTAACTCTTCTGGATCAAGACCAATCCTTTTTGCTTCAGCAAGCCAAATAGCATCGTTGAGATATTGAGGGTCTGTATTTCTCAGCCCTAATCTCTTTGCCCCTTCTGTAACTTCAGAACTTAAGTCGAATATATTTTTCCACATTTCAACCGGAGAACTAGGTCTTGGCATACCCTTGGCGTACAGTTGTTCAAGCTGTTGCAGGTCTTCAGGTGTCCGTAACGCCTCTCTCTCCATATCTCTTTTTTCCCTGCGAATAGCCGAACGTATTCGGTTAAGCATCTGTATGTTAGACGCTTTATTTTTCCCAATGTATCCACGATCCCTACCAGTTCTATACATCCATTGGGACAACTTAGTGCCATCCTGAATCATCTCGTCTAAGTTCGCTATGACCCTCACAGGTGCAGCGGTGGGGGTTGGTGCAGCGGTGGGTGTAACGACAGGCCTAGCTAATCGTTCCTGTGCTTGTGGTAACTTATCTTCTAGATCGCGTACCGCAGCAACTTTATCTTTATGCTTTTGTTCAAGGATAGCAACCTTTGCCCGATACCCTCTCGCAAATGTTTTGGCTCCCTCAAGCTCCTCTTCAGCAACAGTTTGGGTTTTGACTTGGTGTCCTCCCAAATGAGTGGGTGCAACATTTGGAGCGCCAAGTATTTGCGGGGCTTCTTCAGCAAGCTCTTCTCCTGGCTGTCTAAGTCTGCTTATAGCTTGAGCCATCGGGCCTGTCCTTGGGTGAATAGCACTTTTCCCAACAAATCCCAGACCTTTTATAACACCACGGCCTACGGCTTCTTCAGCCTGCCACGGAAGACGTGCAAGTTTCCCTATACCTGTGATGGTTGATTCCAGTCCTGTCTTTACTCCTGGACGTATGGCCTGTGGAGCAAGTCTGGAGAAAGCACTGGCAATTCCAGGGGCTTTTGATAGAAGTTTTCCGCCTGCAAGGAACGGGCCGCCAGTTGGAATGAATGCTCCACCTAATCCTGCCAAACCCCAGTATGCCGGGCCACCACCAAGCTCTTCCTCGTAGGCTTCGATTGCAGCTTCAATATCACCTAGCGTAGCCTGTTCAGCGAATGCACTGACAGCACCTGGCAATTTCTTCGGGTCAGGGAACCACTTTTGCACTTCAGGTATCCCTGCTTTCAGCCCACCAAAGACAGGAGCTGCACCAATACCTGTACCTGCAGTAAGCGCACCCAACCTGGTGGCAATATCAATGCCCTTCCATGCCTTCTTGGGGAGGTCAAGGGGATCGTACGTCTCCTCATCCTCTGGCTCGAATTCCTTTATTCTTTTGAGTTTTTCAATATCAATTTTGCCCATTAGAAATTAAAAAGAAACCTCGTTCTAGGATTGAACGCCGCTCCTGTTGTCCCGCGCATTGCAGGAGACAAACGTCCATACCGTGTCGTCCACGGATTTGTCTGGAGGAATTCTTCAAATGTTGCAGGTTCCTGTCCTCCGCGTAATGCAGTTCCAATGTTTCCCAGGTAATCCCCATAGATATCCTGGTATGCTTGTTGGAAATATCGTCCCTGTCTCGGACTCCCCCCGGCGAACCCCAGTCCTTGCGGGGAACTATAGTATTGGGCTTGAGGCATCTCTGCCAAAATCATACTGCCCCAACCACCATTGGAAAGCCAATCACTAAACCCATTTGCCATATATCCCTCCACTAAGTGGCGCTAAGATTACACGTTTAATTGACCAGTCGGAATCAGGCTCTCCGCCCACCGTCCTTGCCCCAAGTCCTGACCTGCCGTCCTTTGAAGATACCAGTCCAAGAAGTTCGTCTCAGGGCTTGTTTCCTGAAGTCGTTGTCGTTGACGCTCTAATGCAGATGTGATTGCTGTTCCCATACGGGATCCTACGCCATACATCCCCCCACCAGATCGTTGCAGCGCAAGGAGATTGACAAGCTGTCGTTGTTCTTCCAACGGGTCTGCCATGCCCTCTGCTCCAGTACCGTACGTGGTATAGAGTAAGTTTCCGGCATACGGATTTAGTGCATTCACACCCGTATAGAGGTCCCATTGCGATTGCGTAATTGGTGCGTTCTCTGACCAAACATCTCCGTAGACCCCGCCAGCAAGATTTGCCTCCACGCTTGTCGGGAGTTGTGCCAGCATATTGATTTGCTCCGCTCGTTCCCGTAAGTTAGTCGTTCCCCATTCAGGCCCATAAGGACTCCATCTGGTATCTGCTCCGGTGTCTTCGTTAAGGTAACCGCCTCCCCAGTTCCCCATGAAATCCGCAAATGTGCCTGACTCCCACGGGTCTACTGCTTGTGCGATATTATACATTTGCGTGATCGGCTCTCTCGCTCCCCAGAACGCATTTGTGATAGGGCTTCTCGGAGCAATCGCACGATTGGCAAACTGGGCAAACTCTTGAGCAGGTGTCCAGTCGTAGTAGCTGATTCCAACATCACTCAGTAGTTGAGGGATTTGCATACCAGACTGTTGTTGCCAGGGCGCAATTTCATTCCCAAATTGATCTGTTGCCATATGTACCACCTCCTTCGGTATATGTTATTTCCTTAGACAAAAGGATCATCATCACCAAATGGTAACCCAGGAGTTTGAGGTAATCCCGCCTCCCCCATGATCACTTCATCGTTCCAGTCTTCTGGACCACCGGTACCAGCCATCGGCCATATATCGGTGTCTTCGTATTCTATATCAGACCATAGCGCAGGTGAATAGATGTTACGGATTGGTGGTTGCGGGGTACCTTTAATGAAAGCCTTAGCAAACGAAGCTACTGTCCGAGCTGCATTTGTTACCGGGTCTTTGGATCCGATCCACGCATTCATCATATTCCCGTAATAATCTATCACTTTTCTCTGGACTGATGCTGGCGCTCCTGGGTAGACATTATACATCCCGACAAGCTTCGCCAACTTACCTGGATCGCCTTCAAAGAAAATCGTGTCCATCATGATGTCACCAGGTGAAAGCCCAGTTTCGGCTTCCTTAGCTTTAATTTGGTTCCATCGTATTGAAGGATGCTCGCTCATGTTCTCCATTGTGACGAGGCTGTCTCGTATTCTTTCAACTCCCTTTTTAAATGTATCACCCCACCGAATTTCTCTTGCATTCGGGAAAAATTTTCCCGTTATCCAATTAGAAAAATGATCTTGAGCGTCCCCCATATTTGTTGCAGATACATTTAACGACGGATTAGCCGGGTTGTACCAAAAACGCTCTTTCCACGGAACAGTGGCATCATAAATAAGCTGTGTAAGATTAAACAAATCCTCACCTTTAGATTGCCCAATCATGGTCTGTGACCCGGGAATCCTGTTATATATTCTCCAGAAGGCATTTTCAAACTCCGGGGCAGCGTCAGTATCCGGCTGCTCTAACATTACTTGTTGCTCAATACCGCTTGGTGCGGCACTTACGCCTTCTCCTGTAGCTCCTCCTCCTGCAACTCCTCCTCCTGCAACTCCTCCTACATCCGGTACCTCAGTGGCTCCTGGGACAATTCCTTTCGGGTCTTCTAGGAGTCGTTCCAATGGTGCAGTCTCCCCTACAGGGAACCCCATTGGATCCAGTATTTGCCAGTCAGACTCTAGTGGAGTTTCCCCTGGGCCATATCCCGGCTCTCCATGCTGCATCCAATCAGGCTCTACTAACGTCTGATCAGGGTACGGACCAAGGATACCTTTCCCGGGTATTGGGGTTGTCACTGGCGGCGCTGTGGGAACCTCAACGTCACGTACCGTTACGGCATTCATGATCGCCTGGTGCAGGGTCGTTGGGTCAAGCCCTGCGTCTAGGACCTTATCGTCCCACCACGCAGACTCCATCCATCTCCTAATCTCACCCTCGGTTAGACCTCCCTCTTGAAAAGCGAGGATAATCTCTGAGACTACATCGCTATTCGTGCTGACGTCTTCCAGGCTCTTGTCAAGCACACTACCAATAGCTAACTCATAA